TGAATTTTTTACGACATTTAATGAAGTGACTTATTACGATGAACCACATAAATATTTTGTGGGTGATAAGGAACTAATTTCGATGACAACGTTGATTAAAAAGTATAAACCAGCTTTTGATATTGAGTTTTGGTCATTAAAAAAAGCACAGGATTTTAACTTAGATCAAGAAACCATTAAGTACCTTTGGAACTTCAATAATGACCGAGCAGGGATAATGGGAAGCATATTACATGATTATGCCGAGAACATGTTTTTAAATAAAGTCTTCCCGTACCCCATGAACACCGTCCTAGATCGATTTGGTCACGATGCTACTAGAGAACTATTCGAATTTAAGAAAGAACGCTTTAATAGGTTCTATGAGCTAACTAAGAACCGACTGTATACAATACGTACTGAATATGTAGTATGGGATAAGGAATTTGATCTTGGTGGTATGGTCGATCTTTTAATGTATAATGTGAAAACAGGTGACTTTGAAATATGGGATCATAAAACCAATAAAGAATTTACTTATAAGTCAAAACATGGTAATTTTTATAATCCACCTTTTGATTATTTAGAAGATTGTAAGTTTACTGAATATTCATTACAATTATCTGGTTATAAGTATATTATTGAAAAATACACTGGGCTTAAATTAGGGAGTTCTAAAGTAATATGGTACGGTAATGAAGAAGAGGATTGGAAAGTCATTGAGATGAGAGATATGACACCTCAGATAAAACAAATGTTAGAGTTACACAAAGAAGAAATAGCAGCATAATGACAAACGTAAGTACAAGTAATACGCTAAGAGTACCTAAGCCAATGGATAGAAAAATATTCTTCGGCAAACAAGTTGATCAATCTTCTATCGAAGAAATCGTAAAAAAAATAATTACTATAAATGAAGATGATGAACATTTAGAAAAATTATATCATCTCTATGAATTGGATTATCATCCAAAACCAATTGAGATATATATTGACTCATATGGAGGTTTCGTATATCAAATACTAGGATTGGTTTCTATTATGGAAAAATCTAAGACTGAAATTCACACTATTGCAACAGGTGCTGCAATGTCATGTGGATTTATCATGCTCATATTCGGACATAAAAGATTTTGCTATGAGCATGCAACACCAATGTATCACCAAGTGAGTAGTGGTGCATGGGGAAAAATAGAGGACATGGAGCAAAGTGTTGAGCAAACAAAAAGACTTCAAGATAAACTGGAAGAATTTACGTTACGCAAGACTAAGATTAGTAAAGAAAAACTAGATCAAATTAGAAAAGAAAAATTTGACTGGTATATGGATTCCCACGAAGCAAAAAGATTGAACGTGGTAGACGAAATACTTTAAAATAAAAAAAGACGACTCGAAAGGTCGTCTTTTGCTTTATTTTGCTTTTCTTAGTAGTTAAGTATACATCTCCACGGTTGTAGAGTTAGAGTTATCATTTGCAACTCGTCTGATCCCATGTCATTGTTACCGAAACTTACGTTTGTTATCATACATTGTTCTAAAAACCACTTTTCTACTTCAACTCCCGTTGGATCAAGTGCTTTTAAGTTAATGTTCTTTTTGTAACCTGCAGCATATCCCATCCTACCTGTTAATGATTCCGCATGAAGTCTAACCCATTCCATTAACTGAACCGAAGTAGAAGGGCCTATAGTATCGATGAAGGTAATATCCATAGTTTCCCATTTGTATTTACCTGCAACGTAGTTGGTCTCATTTATAAAAGGAACTTCTACTGAGTTGATACTCATAGCTGGTCTTTTAAATGTTTGAACCTTCCAAACCTCAATGCCTAAGTCATCTGCAAATTCAGCAAAAAACCTATTTTCTCTCTTTGGCTCGTAATCGAAAGGAATTCCTCTGATTAATTCTTGTGCCATATTTTAAATTTTATTCTAATGTTATATTCTGATTATAAATACTTGATAAAGTGAAAATAATCTAAAATTAATTATATTTTGCTACTTCTAGCTAAACTTCTTCGTTCTCTCTTGCTCAGTTTACTAATGTCGATCTCTTCTTTTTCTTCAGAAACTTCTTCTTTAGGTTCTTCGGCAACTTTTTCTTCTTTTACCTCTTCAACCTTTATTTCATCTAAAGTATTTTCTACTTCTTCTTGTGCAAATAATGAATCAAATAAATCTTCAACTTCTGATTTAAGCATATCATTTAATTCACTTTCGTTAAAGCTTTCTTCTTTAACCAATATTTCAATCATTTCTTTTTTAGTCATAACTTTATTGTTTACTATAAATACTTATAAAAAAGAAAAACCACTCAAATGAGTGGTTCTTCGTAATTGACTATTTTAGTCTTATCTTATACATCATCAAAAGATGCTCCTGCTGGAGTAATGGTAAATGTTATACCAATGAACTCAACTGCTGCAGTTGGTCTTAGTAAGATTTCACCATACAGCTCGTTTCTTGCTCTAGACTCTGGTGAGTTGATAGAATCATCCATCTTAACTCTAAAGTCATCTAAACCTCTTTCTCTTCTAATCGTATCTAATATAGGATTTGTTCTAGATAAGAACTGATCTACTGTAGTCTGATCATTCTGTTCGAATAATAGTCTTGTAGCTACGTTAGAAATAAGAACCTTAGTTTGAAGCAATAATCTTCTTACATTAATTCTATCTAATGACGACTCACGTACTTGTAAAGTCTTCTGACCGAAGATAACGTTACCTACGTCAACAAAGTCTGCTAGAGGGTTGATACGACCTTCATAAAGAACATCTCTAGCACCTTGTGATAGTTTATATCTTGATCTAGTTGCACTTGTTACACCTCTGTTGAAACCTGCAGTAGCAAACCAAGGGAATTTCACGTTATCAGTGAAAGCAAAGGCTTTTACTACTTCACCTGTTGGTGGTAAATAAACTCTCTTATTGTTTTGAGCATCATTGATTTGAATCCAAGGTGCATATGTAGCAGCGTAACTACTATCAATATCTGCAGCTTCTAATAAATTTGTAATGTCATTTGAAAACACAACGTCAGTTCTTGATCCAACTGTTTGTGGTACAACAATGTCAGGAGCATCCATTACATATAATGAATCAGTACGCTCACTTTCAATCATGTCAAGAGTATTCTTAACAAGAATGTTATTGTCAGACCAGTTAATAGCTGGAGTTGCGAATAAGTTAATTGTAACGTCTTCTGGGTTGGCAAATGTATAGATTGCAGTTTCCCATGCAACAAAGTCAGTATTTGGAGTTAAACCATCGGCAACACCATCAAATATGCCACCTTTTCTGTAAAGATCACCATGACTTCTTTCATTTCTATGAACATCCCATCCATCAAAACCACCTGCTGGTACAACTGTAAATTTACGTGAGAATAATTCCTCGTAAACATCACCATTTAATACATCAGATACTGTTCTTAATTGACCAGCACCAACTTCAAATTCTCCAATAAATGTTTCACCATCACTATATACACCTGTAGCACCAGAATCTAAGTGGAAACCTTTTGATTTAACACCACTTTCATTGCTTAGTGCAATCATACCTTTATAATCAAAGTGATCTTGATCATATCTAGTACCTTGTAATGATTGACCATCATATCCATTCTCACTAACACCTAAATATGTTTGTGTTAATCTTTCATCAGTACCATAGTTAGTCTTGTAGAAAATCTTAGGAGCTACACCTTCAGTTCCCGAAGTTGTTGCAGATGATGCCCAGTTTCTTTGAACGTAACCTTCAAAACCAGCAGGGAAACTATCTTGATTAACTTCTTCATTAAGCTCTAACATGATAAATTCACTACTTAATGGATAATCACCATTTGAAGTACCAATTCTATTACCAATGTAATTAGTTTCCCCTTCTCTCATTGTACAACGAGTGAATGACTCTAATATAGTTTGATTAGCATCAGTATCGTTAAAATCTCTTACTACAATATTGAACTCTTTTGTTACTGGATCAATATTAGTTATAGATATTTTAATTTCTTGATTAGCTGAATCACCATCAGAAATAGAGATAAATTTGAATAATCTTTCGATCTCATTACCTTTTAGTTCTGATACAATCCAAGGAGTCTCTGGAGTCTGGAATTGTTCTCTATAATCAGTATATGCATTTGAATCTGCATTGATTACACTAGTATTAATACTGTAGAATAAACCATTGGTATCTGCTTTCTTAATTAAGTTAGGATATACTGCTTCAACCCAAATTTTATTGTTTTTTCCTTTAGGTTTAGTACCTAAAACATTTCCAATGTAATTTCTTGAGTTAGGGTCTAAAGATACAGAATAAATTTCTTCATCTGATTGACCTTGGTTTACAGTTATTTCAAATACACCGAATAAATCGCCTGTACCTGTATTAGTTTCGTTTGCAGTAATTGCTAATGAAGTCGCTTCAAAATTAGTTTGA